TCTCTCATCTCAAAACTGCCTTTAATGTGACCATGTAGCATACAGAAATCCATGTATATCTCTTTACAGATTAAACAATATGGGTGTTTTCTTGGTGTGCCTGTTAGTTTCATAATGGAGTTCCATCATTCCATGATTCTAATTGTTTTACTCTTTTTTCAAGTTTTATTATTTTATCTTGCATACCTAAGATATAATCTGCTATATCCCTATTGGTTTCACCCTCTTTTACATCTATGATTAATTCATCATCAAACTTTTGCTCATAATCCTCATCCTCTACATTTTCCCAGCATGAGAATCTATCCTTAGTTAGTTTCATTTACAATCATCACAATTTTCATCTACACATACTGGATTATGATTACCATCCCTTGTAGGGTGTTTACTATTACGTTTTCTAATAGTTCTTGTCATGTAAAATATACATATATGTAATATTTAATACTTTTCTTACTCAAATACCCCATCAGAACAATCTACTACTGCTCCACAATTAGGACATATTTGATGACATACAGTCATTTTATCCATATCCTCATTACAACGTTGACATTTCATATCTTAATACTTCTACTCATATTTAGATTAATACCCAAATAATGACAATAAAAACATTGTTGTGATGATTCCCAGCAGTGTTTACCTGTACAACCACATGACTTGAATATTTTAGAACATTTTTTGCATCTCATTATCCATTACCTATCTTATGACAAATACATCTACATGGTTCTAGACCAGCATATTGAGTGGGACATTGAAAATGTTTTTTATCTTTACAAGAAGGGTAAATCATTACTTTAATTCAGCAATCTCTTCTTCATAAGTCTTTCCCTTTTCAGTGCAATCACACCAGTCACCATTACCTTCCATACAGTATCCTACACCGTCAACACATCCATGCAGCAGCATGCCATGGTCACATACTTTACATATTGTACTTACTGTCATAATTAAAAATAAAAAGGAGGTTAATCCCCATATTTGATTTTGTTTTGATAGAATAGATTATCTTCTATCAATTCTTTTGCGATTGGTTCTGCAATATTAGCCTGTACTTGCTTGTCATGTAATGTTGCTTGTTTGTTGCCATAGTCCTGCATGAAGAATGTATACTCCTCTATTATTGGCGAGTAGTAACTGATTAAACCGTTACCCTCTGGGTATGTAAATCCATCATACTGTATAGGTGGACAACCCATTGTATCTTTGTAGGATTGTGGGTATGCGTGGCTGTTACATATCACATTGGTATTTACCTTAAAGTCAGACTTTGTATACTGCTCGTATGGTATTGCACTTATACCTTTCAATGATTCCAAGTGTTGGAAGTTACCTGCTCTGTCGGCATCTTCAAAGTGTTTGTATGCAACGGTTAATATCTGATGTTCTAATACTTGTTGTGCCTTACACTCCTCGATTGCCAAAGAAAGTTCACCAAGTTGACCTACCATTTGTACATTGAATATTTCCAGATGGTCATACTGAGATATTACAAAGGTTCTTTCCTGTTGTATTGCTGAGGAATTACCTAATCCCTGTTGACACTCATCTAAGTCTCTCAACATTTGTAGTAATACTGCATCTGGAGTTTTCATAGTTCCATCAACTAACTTTAACTCAAGTTCTTGAATTGTCTTTTCGTCAGCACTAAGTTGTGGTATAACTATTGGCTCTACATATGTCAATCTAGCAAGTTCTTCCTCATACACTTCTTCACTTAGAACATGTTTGAATTCTTCCAAATCTTCTACTGTGAATGTGTCATAAGTTCCTTGCCATGTACACTGATATTCAATTGCCACTTCATTGAAAGTACAATGTTGACCATGATAGTCAAACGGTACTTGAACAATTGCCTCTTCGGCATAAGCAGAAGTAAGGGCTACACTTACTAATATTGCTATTATGAATTGTATTTTCATTATATGTCTTATAATTGTTGGATATATATGTGTTTATAATTCCAAACCAAACGAATCTGCAATGGTTGAAAACTTTTTGTATTCATCAAGATAAACTCTACCTTTATCTGTTATGATAAATGTAAATTTTCCATTTGTTTCTATTTTATTAACCAAGTTTGATTGTGTTAATTTATTAATAAACCCTATCATTCTTTTGTGAGATAGATTAGATTTTCTAATGAGTGGTGTTATTGATACTCCTTGCATACCACTATATGATACAACATCCAAAATATCTTCTGTTATCTGATATGAATTACGATACATAGTAAACGTTTATAACACTTATATATAAATTAATCTAATATATTTATATTATTTAATTCAGAATATGGTAAATTATAACAATCACTAAAGAATTTAAAATAATTTCCATCAGGATCTCCTTTCCTTGCAAAACTTGCCTTGTTATAGAAATTTTGAGGTTTAATTATACCACAAATATAACCCTTTGAAAAATCTTTAAACACACTACAAAATACATAATAATCACATTTTTGGTTTGTATTCCAGTTGAATATTGTTGCATTGTAAAATGGCTTGGGTAATACATTTCTCTCTTTAGTCTTTACTTCTAGTTTGTTACCATTATATTTTAAATCCCATTGATATGTATTGGAATCACCAATATTAAAATAAGATTTTACTAACTCCTCACCTAAAAATCCTATCATATTACCACCACCCCCACGGACACTTCCTTTAATTACACCCATATCATTTGATTTTATAGTTGCATTTTCTTTCATTTGTTGAGTTATCTGTATCTCTTTAAACATTATTCTATACTTGACTCCTTTATTGCCATTTCCAGCTCCAATCTTGACCTTTTGTTTACCTTGTCCTTCCAAAGTTCCTTGCATTCATAGTGCCAAACATCTACCACTACCCACCCATTCCATTCAAGCATAAGTTTCTGTATGTTGTCTATTGTAGCCATTCTTGCACTGGAGTGATGTTTGTCCTGCACCCTTATTGCTAGATAATCAAATGGTGTAATCACTACTATATCTATTGTTTCCTTCAACTGTCTCTCACTAAATGTTTCCAAGTATTCTTCAGTAACCATGGTTGATAATTTGACCTGAGTAAGATATTCACAAGCCCCACCAAACATATCCTTGACTATCTCCAATGCAGCCACCTCTCCCTGTCCTATCATTTCCATTATTTACTCTCCTTTACCACTTTGAACAGTCTTTCCAGTTTATCCAACTTGAATCGTTTAAGTTTCTCTACAAGTGTGTGATGACCCTTGCAAAGGAGGGCAAAACGGTTTGGATCTTTGTCAACTATTGGCAATATGTAGAGATTGTAGTCGTAAGTGGTTTTAAAATCCTTGTATATTTTCTCCCCCTCAATGTACTGTTTGTGGTGAAAGGTAAAGAATTTACCATATTTTTTGTGGCAGACTTTGCATTTTAAATCAAATTGTTTTTTTGATGCAATTTTTCGCTTAAGTTTGTCGCTATCATCTTTCTTGGTCATGGGTTTTCTCATGAATTAATATGTCTTTCATAATTTGTGTCTGACCTTCTATAGTCCAAGAACATTGTTTACATGTGTAAATCATTCTACGTTTGACATTCCTTTAGCATCCAAAATATATTCAGCATCTGCCATAGCATGTTCAGGAGAGTCTATCATTCTTGCAAGTCTTTTCTTACCACTCTTCTTAAAGTACAATCTGTATGTACTTGCATGTGCCACTACGTTACCACCTATTGGTTTGATTGGATCACCAAACATCATACTTGGATCACTTTGTACTTGGTTAGTAAATACTACAGCACATCTAAAGTAAAAAGAAATATTTTTGATATGACTCATTAATCTTGCTATCTGCATCTGTCTTTCTGCTAAAGTTCCTCTGCCTAAATATTCTTCCCTAAACTGTCCTATTGCACCATCTAAAATAACTAGTTTAGGTTTCTTATTATCTAAAATTTTACTTAATCCGTTAATTGTACCCATAAGTTGTTCTGTATTTGGGCAGTATAGGTAGGTAATTTGATTAAGATAATTACCTATCTCTTCGTCATCCTCTGCATACTCTCTTGCCTTTAACATCTCAGCAAGTCTGTTTGGCTTGAACGTGTCTTCACAGTCTATCCAAACTACATTGTTTCCATCATGGATAGTCTCAACTGTAAGAGAGTTACAGAATTGTGTCTTACCTGCTCCAAACTCCCCATAGACTTCATATGTTGCTTCTGGTCTAACACCACCACTGATAAGATTATCAACCTCATCACATTTTGTTGAGATGACAGGATATGCTTTTTGATATTTCCACAAGTCAGTGGTGCTCATATCACTTCTTCTGATAAGACCGTTTTCTTCCAACAACTTTTGTGATTGAAATACCCAAGAGTCACAGGTTGGCTTAGCAACACCAGTAATTTCCTTGATTTCCTGAGCACCTCTAATACAAAGGTCTATGAGTGAGGTTACACCGAAGGTCTCTAGTTTCTTCTGAGTGACAGAACCTACACCTTTAAGCTGATCTACCCCGAGTTCTAGATCAACAGTTTCTATCTCCGTTGTTTCCGTGGGAGTCTGAGTTTCTTCCAGTGTAT